CCGCCAGTGCTTGTCATGTTTGGAGGCGAGTCTGCCGTTGGTAAGACTTACCTTATCAAGGCATTTGCAAGCGCTGTTTTGCAACTTGCGGATTTGTGCAAGCCTGAAGAGGTTGCGCAAAATATGTGGCAGAAAGGAGAGGACAGGTTCTTCAACGGATATTGTGGCCAACTTGTATATATTATGGATGACGTGTTCCAGAAGAAGTCTGTCAAGGGCAGTGATGAGTGCGAAGGCATGACTATCATTCGTGCCGTCAACAGCTGGCCTTTTCCCTTGCCCTTTGCTGATGTTGAGAGCAAGGGCCGCTTCTTTTTCAGTTCTAAGCTCATGATTGGGACTACCAACCAGGTCAATATCAAGTCAGACCTGGATCAGGTGCTTGCCAAGCCAGAAGCGGTTTTGCGCCGCATCACGCATGGCTATTGGCTTGAAGTTGCCTCGGAGTATATGACTGAGCGCGGAACTTTCAATTATTTGAAGTTCGAGCGCGAGTTTAACGCTCGTAAGGCAGCTCTCAAGACCCGCGAGCATTATACCAAGGATGAGTTCTTGAGCTGTGTTCCGTGGGAGGCCTGGATGTTACGGCCTTGTGGTTTTGACGGAACGCCTGTGCAGGGTGTTGGACCCAGTGTTTTCAGCCTTGTTAAGCAGGTCGCTTCCGAGCTCAGGGAGCGTGTTGAGCGCCATGAGGAGACGGTTGATAACCTGACTGATTGGCTGAGCATGTTTCCTGGTGCTTCGGATGCGCCTATTGAGCCGCAAGCTGGCTCTCTGTCAAGTGGCTCCGATACGGCCGAGCGCGCCGTGTCAGCTACCGAGTTGTACATGCGCGCCCTTGAGCCCAAGGATGATGACAGCGAGTACGAGTGGCGACAGGAGTTTGACGCTGCTGTTGACGCTTGGCACGCCGATAGGCGTACCATGGTTCAGCGCATTGGCGACTTATTTTCGCAGGCTTGTATGCCTGTGAAGAAGCTTTTCCGCTCTAATACGGGGCGGGCGGTAGTTGCCAGTGTGGCTTTGATTGCCGCTTGCACTTGCGCGCTGAAGGCTATTACAGCCATTTGGAACGCTATATGTGGCCTTGTTTCAAGTATCAAGAGTCTGCTCATTGGTGAGCAAGACGCTATTGTGTCCCAGAGTGTGCACAAGGAGGTTACTTTTCCCGTGAAGAAGCGGGGAGAGGTTGTGCCTTCTGCCATTGCCCAGATGGGCAATCCTCCTTCTGATGCCCTTAACGATATCATTTATCGCAACACTTGGAAAGTGTTTGCTGACGGTGAGATTGTGGGGCAGGTCCTTATGGTGCGCGCCAATATTGGCGTGATGCCATACCATTTTCGCAAGGGCTTGGTTTCTGCATCCACCATTGAGATGATTGGGTGCAGTGCTAAGAGTTTGCGTTTGAAGTTCACTGGGGCGCAGTTTGCGTCTTTTGAGCACCATGATTTGCCACAGGCTGATCTCAGCTTTGTGGACTTTTGCAAGGTGCACGCGCAAGCTCATCGCGATGTTGTGCGCTATGCTGTTACCGACAGAGAGGTTGGCAACGATTTGTCGCGCGGGTGCGATATTCCCGTGCGTCTTGACATTGCACGCCCCTATGAGTACAACAATCGCATTGAGCTGGAGCGCTCAGTGCTTGTGTCCCGTGGTTTGGGCTTTGACCGCTCGATCACTGTTGGATACAATGAGGTCCAGCAAGTGTGGCGCTATAACATGCCCACACAGCTTGGTGACTGTGGTGCTCCGTTTACCATAGCGGAGCCCCGGTATTTCCAGGGCCATTGTTTGCTTGGGATCCATGTGGCTGGGCGCAGTAGGGCGCCAGCCAATGGCATGCAGCGCGAGGGTTGGGCAGCCGTGCTCACCCGCGAGTTGTTGGAGGCTCAGCTTGGCAAGTTCAGCAAGCGGCCTATTGTTGACCGCTTTGTTGATTCTCTGCAGGACAAGGGTGTCTCTTTTGAAGAGACGCACGACGTTGTTGAGCAGAGTGGCCTTGCTGATGGTAGCATTGCTGCCATTGGCGTTATTGCGCCCGAGTGCCAGATTTCCCAGAGCTTGAAGAGTAAGCTCAAGCCCACTGGGTTTGATGGCTTTGGTGAGTGCCCTGTCAGGCCAGCCGAGTTGCGACCTGTGCGCAGGGGTGATGAAGCAGTTTTCCCCATGCATAAAGCTATGGAGAATTACAAGACCCCCCTGCACAACTCGTTTGTGCCTCGAGCTAAGGCCATTATGGGCCTTGCCATGAAGCGGCACTGGGAGCTAACGCTGTCCAGTACGCGGCGCATTTTGAGCCCTGAGGAAGCCGTTGTTGGTGTGCCTCATATGAAGTTGAAGTCTGTTAAGCGCAGCTCCTCATGTGGGTACCCATACAATCTCAAGTATGCCAAGGGCAAAACTGAGATTTTCGGCGACGGCGATGATTTTGACCTTGAGAGTCAGGCAGCTAAGGCTGTTCTGAGCGACGCTGCTAAGGTTGTCGAAGCAGCGAAGAACAATGAGCGTTTGGCTCATGTGTTTGTGGATTTTCTCAAGGATGAGACGCGCCCTCATGCTAAGGTGGACGCTGTGGCAACACGCGCCATCTCGGGGGCCCCTTTGGATTATAGCATTGCTGTCAAGCAGTACTATGGGGCCTTTATGAGCTCAGTGCATATGAACCACACGCGATGTGGTATGGCGCCAGGTATTAACCACTATACTGAGTGGGATATCCTGGCCAAGGAGCTTTTGCGTCCCGGTGGGCGTGTGTTCGCTGGTGATTTCAAGGCATTTGATGCCTCTGAGCAACCAGAAGTGCACATGCTGTGCCTTGAGTATATTAACTCATGGTACCGGGCAGGAGGAGGAACTGAGGAGGACGACCGTGTGCGCACGGTGTTGTTTCAGGATCTCATCCACTCCAGGCACCTAACGGGAGTAGGTGCCATGCGTGATTCGCTTGTTCAGTGGAACAAGTCGCTGCCTAGCGGCCACCCACTGACCACCATCATCAATTCCATGTATTCCTTATTTACGCTGACCGCGTGTTACGTCACGCGCACTGGGGATCTCACAGACATGTGGGATTCCGTTTATGTGTGCACTTATGGCGATGACAACGTGGTTGGCGTTTCCGATGCGGTTTCCGAGGTCTTCAATCAGGTGACCGTAGCGGAGGACATGAAGGACTTTGGGCTCACGTACACTTCTGATAAGAAGGATGGTGAGCTCAAGCCGTTTGAGACCATTGATGACATCACGTTCCTGAAGAGGTCGTTTGCACGTGCTGAGTGCGAGGGAGGCTGGTGTGGACCGTTGAATATGGACAGTATACTGTTCCGTACTTATTGGTACCACAACAACCGCAATTTTGCGCGAGACTTGCAGCAGAACCTCTATGACGCACTGCTTGAGCTTTCCTTGCATGATGCTTCTGAGTGGCAGCACAGATACGAAGCTGTGTTGCAGTTTTGCAAGGAGATGGGCTTTGTATGCAGTGTGTTTTCCCGAGAACAGGCAAGAGAACTGTGCTTTGCACGCACAGATGTTTGGTACTAGCTTATATACGCACTGCTTGGAGTACATACCGGGGTCGCGGTTTCA